GACTTCCACCGAGGAGTCTACCGACCAGACGAAAGAGACAACCGACGAGACTACATCCGATGCGACGGATAAGACCGTAACATTGACCGATGAGCAGATTGCTTCTTTGGTTAAGGATGAACGGCTCGCAAAAATAATTCAGTCCGAGGCCGACAAGAGGGCTGCGACTATCGAGAAGCGTATGCGAGTGGAGCAGAGCCAAAGGCTTGCTGCTTCCAAAGCACAGCGCGAACAGGATGAGTTGCTGTCCTTAGTTGACGATGAGGACTATGAGGGTTTAGGTAAGCGCACTGCCCAGACTCTCCAAAGTACAAGGAGTATGCAGGATGCAGCAGTGCAGTTCTCAGGTGCGCTAGAGGGTATTCTAAAGGAACACCCTGAATTCCGTGGGTTAGGACAAGACAGGATTGATGAGGTTTACCAAGATGTCATTGATAAGCAAGGCAACGTGGTAGATTTCATGATTGGTCTATCTAAGGCACGGGAATCACAGGCGATAGAGGTGTCCATCGCCACGGCTCAAAAAGCTTTTGCTGCAGAATTGGATGCCAAACTAACAGAATATGGACTCTCTCGCAGAGACAAAGAGGGCGGGCCTGACGAAAATGTGTCAGGAGCCACAGGTAATGTGGCAACGGCTGACGAGGATGCACTCCTCGAAAACCCGAACACACCAACCAAAGTCCTCAAGGAAATTCTTGCCAAGCGGGGGATACAAACTTAATAAAGGAAAATAGAAATGGCATCAGGAGAAACCAATACTGGTTCTCTAGGCGATAGTCTACCTACGATGGTTGCCTCGGCCCGTATCGTGCGAGAGTACGAGGGCACGGTGCAGCGGCTCGTAGAGAACCAGACTCTCGGAGAAGGGACTGGGTTGTCCTGGCGTGAGGTTAGTTTCGCTGCTCTGGCAAGTCAGAATATCACTGAAACGACACAGTTGGATAACCCTCAGCAGCTTTCGGACGCTCTCATCTCCGTCACCCCGTCCGTTATCGGAATTCACACAGTCGTTACCGACCGAGTGAAGGCTCGCATCGCCAAGAACGCTCTTGCGAAGATTGGTGGGCTGGCTCAGAACGCGGTTGAGAGGAAGAAGGCACAGGACGGGCACACAATGCTCGACGGTGCTACGACCTCTCTCCCTGGTACTGGTAACACTCTCACTTCTGGCCACATTGCGGCTGCGGCCTCCCGTGCCCGCCTTGGCGGAACAGCAGAACCCTCCAACCCCCCACACTACGCTGTCCTTCACCCCTATCAGATTAAAGACCTGTTCGATGTGGTGACGGCTGGTGTTGGTACATACAACATCCCCGAAGGTGAAACCGCCCGTGTCTTCAAGGAAGGCTTTAGAGGTTCCATCTCCGGTGTTCAGATTTTCGAGGACAACCTTCTGGCAGCGGACGCAACTCCAGATGTCAAGGGTGGTGTCTTCGCCAAGGAAGCGATTATTCTCGTGCAGGGTCGCTCTCCTCGGATGGTTAACCTGCGTAACGAAAAGCTCGGCGGTGGTGCCGACGAAGTCATCCTCTACGATGAGTACGCCTATGGCGAACGTTCAGTTGGCAACTGGCTGTACGAAATCATGAGTGATGCTACCGCACCCACGTCGTAACCCAATCACCTCAGGACGAGGTAGAAAGGACAACTAAATAATGGCCATTCAGGACGAATTTGGCCGAATAGGATTTTTCGAGGACTTTGGTGGTTATAATGCCACCGCCTCAATTGCAGACGCAACAGCGGGCACACGGTATAACCAAATCTCTTTGGTTGCCGTGAGCGGTGCTGTTGACTTCATCAACACAGTAGACGAGTCCGGTGGTGTTGCTTCCTTCAGTGGCGCTGCCGGAGCCGGTGACGGTATTGCTATGTTCGGTGCGCCGATGCAGCCCTCCACCAACGGTACTATTAGTATGGGTGCGCGGTTCAAGGGTGCCTCAGCGACAGACCTGCGTGTATTCGTGGGTTGGGCCGAGACGGTTGCCTTGGCCGAGCCCATTAACCCGTTCACTCTGAGTGGCTCGACTCTGACTTCAAACGATGCTGGTAACGCGGTTGGTTTCTACGCTGACACGGGTGCCACCACGGATGACTTCAGATTCCACTACTCACTGGACGGGGCAGAGGCCACGACCGCTGCCCTCGATTTTGCTCGTGAGGGCTCGACCACGCTTGGTGCCTTGGGTATCCGCGCTGGTTGCACTATCACTGCAGATTCGTGGTACGTCGCTAAGGTCGAGATTGCTCCTAGCGGTAAGTGCTCTGGCTACTTCGGTGGGCCTGGGATGGGGAACCAGCTTGGGTTGACCCCTGTTGCCGAACTTAGGGCAGGTACTTTCGACCAGACGGCGCTAGTTTACCCCGTGCTGTATCTCCTGGCGGAATCTACAGGTGACCCTCTTCTGGAGTGTGACTACTTCTGGGCACGGGGCTTCCGTGAGTGGACTACGTAACAATTGAATAGCAAGGCTTACGAGGGGTGAGCCTAGTGAAATCACCCCTCACCTATCAAGTGCAGCCTTAGCTGCTAGGAAAGGAAAACGAAATGGCAACAAGTCCTGTTCATAAGGGATGGTTGCGTGATATTCATAATGGTCGCCTCGCGGCTGTTTACAACGGCACTGAGGTTTTTGACTTTGATGCAAACGATTTGGACGTAGCAGTTGCCGCTATCTTTTCGGCTGATGTTAAATTTGAACTAACCATTACTGCTGGTGCAGATGGTGTTGGTGCAGATGGGGAGCAGCTTACCTCTGGTGGTGCTGCTGCCGAGTGTGATTGGGCCGCTGCCGCCTGCCTCCGTGAATATAAGAATGTTCAGGGGGAACGAACCGATGCACAGGAAGTGCTCTCTCAGATAATTGCAACTCCTGTGTATGACTTCCAGTACAAGAGTAAGGCTGAGAGTGATGAGCATGTTATCTCTACGGGCGACCTAACCACTACATACACGGGAATCATGGCTGACGAAGCTCCGTGGGCAACACATTACAAGGGGCGGATTCTTAACCCCATCAACACGTTTGGGTACACCGTTTTGGCTATCAAGGCTCTGAACGAGAAGATTGCCAAGCTTGAGACGATGGTTAGTTAATATCATGAACGTACCTATAGAGTTTCTATTTCAACTATATGGTGAGGCTATGGTCAAAATCCGTCTATTGGAAAATGAAATTCTTAGGTTGTCCGAGCCAGAGAAAGAAAAGGAAGAATAGTGTTCTTCGAGGTAGCGACAGAGGAGGATGAGGCTCGCCTAGCCGAGATTCTCAAACGTGAAGAGAAACTACTCAAAACTAGGCAAAACTTAGATGAAAGGATAAGGGAGAAAAACGGTGGAAGGGCTTACGTTTCCAGCGACCGTAGTGTACGCCGACGAATTGGCATACGGTCTATCCGAAGTTAACCTCCTCTCTCCTCTGTCGGATGCCATCACGGGAGTGGGGCAGACAATGCGCCGCTACCAAATCATCATAGTAAATCGTAACGACCAATTGGCTGAATACCGAGAGGACTTGGGTTTGGCCTCAGACTTCGACGCTATTCAGTTCCGTATTCCCAGCTTTTGGGTACATACAGTGGGAGAGCTAAAGGAAATGGCTGAAACCCTGCGACTGAACGAGCCAAGTTACTTGCACGAGGCGATACCAGTGCCAGATTCCGAGAAGTTCTGGCGAAGGTACAACGACTTGAACGAGGGAATTAGGGCATACAGAAAGGGGAAAAAGCACTATGCCTAAGGACAATCAGAACATGGCACCTGACTCCGACGACAACGAGGAAATCATTGCCTTCCTTCAGGGAGACATGGACAGGGCACAGGAACCAGGGGATATGCCGCCTGGAACTATTGTAGACACAGGAAAGAGTGAGGAAACTCCCTTCCCAAGTGTGGTGGCGTCTGTTGAGAGTGCGGGGTATGTAACTCTGTACAATCGTCAGACGGGTGACCCCAGTATTATCAACATTAACAACTTGTCACCCAAACTGAAGCAGCGGTATAACGATGGGCCGTTCACAGGGGAGCTAGTATTCACTCTTCGTGACCCTGGTTTCCGACCTCCGAAGGGTACGGAACTCTGTTGGCTACACGCTGACCATCCCCGTCGGGCTGAGTTTGACAAGTATGGCTTTGCGGTGTGTCCTGCAGGTAGTCTACAGTCGGAATACCAGCGAGACCGACACGCTGAGAAGAGGCACAACACGGAGTTTGCAATCATTAAGGATATGCTGAGGCGCGAGAAGGACTCACAGCGAGATGACATCGAGGCGCAAGACCGTGAAGAGCGTCGCAAACTGCTAGAGATTCTAGCGAATAGAGGGTAAATTATGGCTCGATTTTCAATGACACCAGGAGATTACCACGCGTATGAAACTGTGACTGTTGCTGGAACAGCAGTGGAGTTAACGGACGCTACTAAACTTAATGCCACTTTTGCTACAATTACTGTTGAGACCGCACAGATAAGGTTCACATTAGACGGAACTACACCCACTGCTACTGTGGGGCACTTGCTAGAGCCTGGGGACGTTCTCACTCTCGACAGTGCTGAACAGATTACACAAGCACAATTCATCCGTGTGGGTGCGACTAGTGGCACAATTCAAGTGAGTTACGGGAACTAGCGATGAAGATAGAACGTTCAGCACCAGGAGCCCCAACTTACGTAGCCCGTGGAAACTGGAACTTTACAGATGACACTGGTGCTACTGGAGCATATACTATTTTCACCGTCACTGGAGATGTATTAATCCAGACCTTTGGTATCTGTAATGTCAGCCTAACTGGGGCAACAGCTACAATTCAACTTGGTGTCTCTGGTGACACAGCGGCATTTGTAGCCCTAACTACTGGAACAGACTTGCTTGCTGATGAGGTGTGGATAGACGCTACTCCCACTCTGACGAAGGAGATACTAGACCCAGCTGCAATACCCAGAACATGGATTGTGGCTAATGGCCAAGATGTAATACTCACCATTGCTACAGCTGCTCTAACGGCTGGTGATATAGACTTCTACGCTCGCTGGAGTCCTCTTTCTGCAGATGGTATGGTGGTTGGTGGATAATGGCGTGGGTAGTTGATGAAGACACAAGCTTTGTTGTAGGTGATAGTCCTCACGTTATAACAATCAACGCGGACTCCACTCTGCACAAGTACCCCCCTGTCAAGGGCTACATTGCCTGCGATGGGACAGGCAACATACTCATAGAAATGGCCAGATTTGGCACTGGTTATGAAGACCAATTCACCTTAAAGACTGCTGAGGTAGTGGAGTTTGAGGGAGAAATTGGACTAGTACGAATCACCTACTCAGGAACAGACTCAGCTTATCGCTGTGTGGTTCAAACACTAATCAATTAGGGACTTGACAAACTAGTGAAAATGTGTTATAATAAAGCTGTATACGGCGGGGGTCTTTATAGATGAGACTCAAGAAACTTCCATCTTACTTCGCCACGTCAGGACATACCCACTCTATCTATGTCTTGACTGCTGACCACGGGGGCACTACTCCGTCTGGGCACCACTCCAACACCAACGATGTTACCGCTGCTGCTGTCCTCGCCGACACCGCGCTGGTTCGCGGCTCAGGTGGGGCTAGGGGTGTTCAGGATTCCCTTGTCCTTTGCGATGCCGGAGGTAACGTTACGGGGGTCGGTCAGCTTACAGCAGTCAGTTTCGCCACCACACCTACGTCACCGACTAAGTTCATAGGTACTTATTCTGGGTCAGATACACCCAGCTTGGCCCCATTTTTCGTTCTCCGTAGGGCCAGAGACGGCACCCCAACTTACATTGTAACAGCGGGCGACTACCTGGGAGGGTTTCAGTGGGCTGGAGGCGCTACTGAAGTCCCTGCCTACGGGACGGGGGCGGCGCTGTACGCCATAGCGACTGAAGCGTTTGGTGTTCTTAATTACGGCACCAAACTTGAGTTCTGGGTCTGTCCTAACGGCTCGCCGACAGCGGCGGTGAAGATGCGGCTAGACCAGGACGGCAAACTGTACGCGCTCGGCGGCCTGGATGTGACGGGGAACATTGTTGTCTCCGGTAACGTAGATGGGGTGGACGTAGGAGCGCACGACGTTGCGACAACTGGAGTCCATGGTGCGGGGGCGAATACGCTCTTGCACTCGGCCTCGGCTGCGGGGGGAGACGCTACGGGAACACTAGGGGCGTTGGTTATCGCTGATGATAGTCACGGGCACACAAGTACCACCGTAACGACACACAGTACGGCCCACGCTAATGACCACACCCGCTCCCACGACCTCGAAGGCGCGTCCGACCACACCACATCTTCAGGCGTGGACGGCCACTTCATGCGGCAGACTGGGGTGACAACCTATGCCTTTGAGGCAGACTACTACACCATCAACTTCATCATCAATGGCGGCGGCGCGGCTATCACAACTGGAGTCAAGGGCTGGGCTGAGGTTCCTGGGCCTGGGGTACTGGAAGAGTGGCGCATCCTGCTATCGGCTGCCGAGAACATCACCGTGGACATTGACTATGACACCTACGCGAACTTCCCCACGGTGGGGAACAATTTAGTAGCGCCGTCCACAACGGGTGTGCAGAAAAACGAAGCCACGGGGCTTTCCGCCGCGATACCCGACAAGAGCATCCTCGAATTTGATGTGACGGGCGCTCCTGCCACAGCACAGATGTGTACCGTAGCACTTAGAATAAGGAAGACATGAGAGTAGTTCTCACTAACCAAGACTTGACCGGCCAGGTACTTGACGCCTCCACACGACCGGACGGTCATGCCCGCGAGTCTCTGGTTCGGGGTTGCACGTTCGACCTCGGCACTCGTTTTGTGGGGGACATTCGCGGTACGGACTTCATAGGCAACACCGGCCCTGCTGATTGGCGAGCCGCCCAGACCTATAGTTGTTACTGGCGGGGCAATCAGAACCTCTCCGGCTCTGTG